GGAACATTCACTTCAAGAAAAGGTTCTTTAACTGGAACTAGTACAGATTTTTTTACATTCACACAATTTGGAAATTATATTATAGCAAGTAATGGAGTTGATGCTCCTCAATATTATTTAATGGGAACATCTACAAACTTTGCAAATTTATCAGCTATTGCTACAGATGGAAGTCCACCATTATTTAGAGTATCAGGAGTTATTAGAGATTTTTTAGTTACAGGAAATATATCAGGAGCAACAAATAGGATTCAATGGTCTGGAATAAATGATATTTCAACTTGGACAGAAGGTTCAAAATCAGCAGACTATCAAGATTTACCAGGATCAGGTGGAAGAGTTGTTGGAATTACATCAGGAGAAATTGGTTATGTATTTAGACAAAACCAAATTATTCGTATGGACTATGTAGGTGGAGCAACTGTATTTAGATTATCAGTTATCTCTCCAAATAGAGGTGCAGTTTATGGAAAAACTATTTGTCAAGATAATAGAAGAGTATTCTTTTATGCTGATGATGGATTTTATCAAATAGACGGAGATAACATAATAGCAATTGGCGCTGAAAAAGTTAATAGATTTTTTGAAGGTAATTTAAATAAAGCATTTACAGATAGAATAGTTGCAGCTGTTGATCCATTTAATCAATTAGCGATGTGGTTATATCCATCAGCTAGTAACACTTCAAACACAACAGGTATTTGTGATAAAATTTTAATTTATAATTATGCAACTCAAAAATGGTCTTTAGCAGAAGCTAGTGCTAGCCAAATATTTTCACAATTTGTTGGAGCTTATACTGTTGAATTAATGGATATTATATCTCAAAATTTAGAAGATATTAATATTGCATTAGACTCAGATTTCTGGTCTGGTGGACAATTATATTTAGGTGGTATTACTAATGATTATAAAGCAGCAATCTTTTCTGGTAATCAATTAGAATTTGAAATAGAAACATCAGAGCAAGAAGTATTTCCAGGAACAAGAGCAAATATTACTGGTGTTAGACCCATTGTAGATGCGACAGCAACAGTTACGGTTAAAACAAGAGAACGTCTTGCAGATACAGAAACAGAATCTTCAAGTTCTACTATGACAGATAGTGGCATTAATCCTGTAAGACAATCAGGAAGATATGTTAGAGCTAATGTTAAGATAGCATCTGGAACAAATTGGAATCATGCTCAAGGTATAGATCTTATAGCAAGTAGAGCAGGATATAGATAATGGTAGAAGTTGTTGAAAAAGATATAGATAATGTTAGATATTCATTTGAGACGCAAGAATATTTTCAAAGACAACTTGAAGAAGCGGTAAATACATATATAAACAAATTCAATACAGAAAACGATAAAGTTTTCTCATGGTTCATAGGAGATTAATATGGCAGGAATAAAAGATTACAGCACAACCGCAGCAAATAATACTACAATAGGAAGTATTAGTACAGCAGAAGGAATGTTACCTTCTAATATTAATAATGCTTTTAGAGGATTAGCTGCAGAAATTAGAGAATGGTATAACGATTCTCAATGGGTTATTTATGGAGATGGTGATGGTTCATTTACTATTGCTTATGCTTCAGCAACTTCATTCACAGTATCAGGTGTAGACGTTACAAGTTTTTATCATGTAGGTCGTAGAGTAAAAGCAATAGCTACAACTCCAGGAACTATTTATGGAACAATAAGTGCAACTACATTTTCAACTAATACAACTGTAACAGTAACATGGGATAGCGGTTCATTAGCTAATGAAGCAGTAAGTATTTATGTTGCTATATTATCTAAAACAAATGATTCAATTCCAGAACTAGTTATTACTAATGCTAAAGTTGCAACAGCAGCTGCAATTGACGCAACTAAAATTGGTGGTGGTTTAGTATCTAATTCAGAATTTGCATTTCTTGACGGAGTTACATCTGCAATCCAAACACAATTAACTGCTAAACAAGCTACAATAACAGGAGCTGCTACAACTGTAGTAACAAGTGATCTTACTGTTAGTAGAGCTGCTATATCTAATTCATCTGGAAAAATTGCTGTGTCAACAGTTACAGATACTGAACTAGGTTATGTATCTGGAGTAACAAGTGCTATTCAAACACAAATTGGAACAAAGCTAACAGCTTCAAATAATTTATCTGATGTATCATCTGCATCTACTGCTAGAACTAATTTAGGTTTAACTATTGGTACAAACGTACAAGCATACGATGCTGAACTTGCAGCGATTGCAGGATTAACTTCTGCTGCTGATAAAGGTATTCAATTTACAGGATCAGGAACAGCTGCAGTATTTGATTTAACAACTGCTGGTAAAGCATTATTAGATGATGCTAGTGCTTCTGCTCAAAGAACCACATTAGGATTAGGAACTATAGCAACTCAAGCTGCAAGTAACGTAGCTTTAACTGGTGGAACAATTACAGGATTAGGTGATCCTTCTGCTTCATCTGAAGCCGCTACTAAAAACTATGTTGATAATTTAGTTACTGGTCTTAGAACAAGAGTTATTGCAAGAGTTGCATCTACTGCTAACGTAGTTATTGCTTCAGCATTAGAAAATGGTGATGTTATAGATGGTGTTACATTAGCAACAGGAAATAGAGTTTTATTAAAAAATCAAACCACTACTTCTCAAAATGGTTTATATACTGTTGTTGCTTCAGGTAGTGCATCAAGAGATACAGAATTTGATATAATATCAGAAATAGCTGGACAGTTAATTTTAGTATCTGAAGGCACATCAAATGCAGACTTAATGTTTTTATGTACGACAGATGCAAGTGCTACACTTGGAACAACTGCAATTACATACACACAAGTATTCCCAAGTTCAGGTGGTACAGTAACTTCAGTAGCAGTAGCTGATTCAGGATCTTCAGAATTTACAGTAACAGGAAGTCCAATAACTTCTTCTGGTACAATATCACTTGCAGTTAATTCAATAGCTGCAACTAAGATTGGAACAGGTGTTGTAAGTAATACGGAGTTTGGTTATTTAGATGGTGTAACTTCAGCTATTCAAACTCAAATAGATAGTAAGGCAGATAAAGGATTTGCCATTGCCGTTGCGATTGCTTTGTAATTTTTTTGTTAAAAGTTTTACAGCAAGATTTAAAAGAAAAAAATTGCAATAAATGTAATATAGTTAAAGAATTAAAAAACTTTTATTTTACAAAAAACCAAAGCACAGGAACTAAATATTATCATTCAAGATGTGTTCAATGTTATAATATTTACGATTATAAAATAGACAAAAATAGTAAATTAAAAAAAGCATACGGAATATCTTTACAAGATTATAATGAATTATTAACCAAGCAAAATGGTAAGTGTTCAATTTGCGGAGTAGATAATAATGGGTATTACAGAAAAAAACTAAGAGCATTTGCAGTAGATCATTGTCATACTACAAGTAAAATCAGAGGTTTGTTATGTAGTGATTGCAATACCGGAATAGGTTTGTTAAAAGATAACATTGACTTATTAAATAATGCAATTAAGTATTTAAACAACAGTAGAAATTAATATAGGAAATAAAATATGGCACAAAATTTTAGAAGATACACAAACAATAACGTAGGCACATCTGCTGTTACATCTTTCACAGCTAACTCATACGACACAGTAGTTGGAATATCTATTGCTAATATAACTGGTTCTGCAGTTAATGCAGACGTTTATATTAATGATGGAACAAATGATATTTATTTAGTAAAAACTGCACCAATCCCTTCAGGTTCAGCATTACAAGTTTTAGATGGTGGAGCTAAGTTTGTTTTACAATCTGGCGATGCTTTAAAAATACAATCTGATACTGCTGCATCACTTGATGTATGGGTTTCAGCGGTTGACGATATTTCAACATAGGAAAATATAAATGCCTTTCATAGGAAATAAACCTTCTGCAGTACCTTTAACTTCTGCGGATATAGCAGATAGCATTATAACATCTGCAAAGATTGTAGATGCTACAATAGCTAATGCTGATATAGCAAATTCTACAATTAATCTTACAACTAAAGTAACTGGTACTTTACCTGTAGCAAATGGTGGTACAGGTTTAGCTGCGTTAGGAACTTCATTACAAGTATTAAGAACTAATACTGGTGCAACTGCTTTAGAATTTGCTAGTGCAAGTTCTGACTTTGTTAAATTATTATCTACAACTGCAAGTGCCAGTGCCGCAGTAAGTATAGATGGTTACTTTACATCTGATTATGACAAATATGTTTTATACTTAAATGGTGGCTACATGAGTACAAGCAATCGTATTAATTTAAAAGTTAATAAATCTGGTACTGCACAAACTGGTAGTTATACTCATACTTCTTTTGGTCACACAAACCAACCGACTACTGTTGCTATGAGTGAAACAGATTATTTTCACATGGGTTATTGGTCAAATTCATCATCTAGAACAAATGATGCAGTTATTCAAATTTTTAATCCTTTAGGTACAACTTATGCAAAAGGATTTATTTGGAATATAGGTGGTAAAGATAATGCTTATGATTTGTGGAGTGGTGGTGCTGGTGTTCATAATAGTAATACTGCAATAAGTGGAATAACTATTTTAAACCAAGCTGGTCATACATTTACGATAGATAAAATAACTTTATACGGAATTAAATGAAAAAATTAATTATAACTCCACAAGGAGAACAGTTAGTAGATTTAACACAAGAAGAATTAAATCAAATGCAGATTGAAAATCAAAATGTAATTGATGCAGAAAAATTAAAACAAGAAAAACTTGTTATAGATTTAGCTAACAAACAATCAGCACTAAACAAACTTAAAGCATTAGGTTTGAATGATGCTGAGATTAAAAGTATAATAGGATAATATGGCTTTAACAAAAATACAATCACTAGGAATAACTGATGGCACAATAGTTAATGCCGATATTAATGCTAGTGCTGCTATAGCTGGAACTAAAATATCTGGTGTTGCTAACACTCCAGCTTTTAAAGCATATAAAAGTACTCCTCAAACAGGAGTAGCAACTGGAACTTTAACTAAAGTAACATTTCAAACAGAGTTATTTGATAGTGATAGCAATTTTGCATCTAGTACATTTACACCAACAACATCTGGTAAATATTCAGTAATAGCAAAAGTTGCTGTTCAAGGTGCAATAACAACAAATACCTGGGCTTGTTGGCTTTATAAAAATGGAGCTGTTATTGCTGAAAGTAATCAATATCAATCAAGTGGAGTAACAAATCCTGAAGTATCAACAATAGTTGAAATGAATGGCACAACAGATTATTTAGAAGTTTATTTATATCAAACATCAGGAAGCAATCAAATTATAAATGATGGTCAAGCAAATACTTATTTTGGTGCATTTAAATTAATAGGAGCATAATGGCAAACTTATCAACTAAAATAAAACTATACGCAAACAAAGAAGTAGATTTTAAAACTGAAGTTAAACTTCAAAATGATGGTAATGGTGCTTACATTAAAGAATGGAACTTAGATATTGCACAACCAACATTAGCACAGTTAAATGCTTTTGAAACACAAGCTAATGAAGTTGAAAGAATTAATAATATAAGAAATCAAAGAGCAAATAATTATCCTTCTCTTGCAGATCAACTTGATATGCAGTATTGGGATAAGATTAATGGCACTAATAAATGGCAACAAGCCATCAACGCAGTTAAACAGAAATATCCAAAATAAATGGCTTATATCGGCAAACAACCAGTTGTAGGAAATTTTGTAAAGCTAGATGCTATAGTTACATCTGCTACAGCTACATACAATTTATTAAATGGTGGAACTGCATACTTTCCACAAACTGCAAACAACTGTATCGTATCTTTAAATGGTGTTATTCAATCGCCAACTTCAGCTTATACAATATCAGGTTCAACAATAGTATTTGATAGTGCTTTAACATCTGCAGATTCAATAGATTTTATTTTAGTATTAGGTGATGTACTTGCAATAGGTACTCCTAGCGATGGTACAGTAACTTCTGCTAAACTTGCTTCAGGATTATCAGGATTAATTTCTTGGCAATCAGTTCAAACAACAGGATTTACAGCATCTGCTGGTAGAGGTTATCCTTGTAATACAACTTCAGCTGCATTTACAGTAACACTTCCTGCTTCTCCATCTGTTGGAGATCAAGTTGCTATAGTAGATTACGCAGGAACTTTTGCTACAAACGCAATTACATTATCACCAAATGGATTAAAAATTAATAGTTCAACATCAAATAGACTTTTAAATACAAATAGAGAAGGTGTGATTATAACTTATATAGATGCTACTCAAGGTTGGGTTGCTTCTTCAGGAGTTAATGAAGGCACAGTTGCTTTATCACCAATAACTTATTCAGCAGATTTTTTAGTAATCGCTGGTGGAGGTTCTGGTGGATATTCAAATGGTTGTGGTGGTGGTGCAGGAGGATATAGAAATTCATATTTAACAGAAACATCAGGTGGTGGAGGAAGTAGTGAAGCAAGTTTAACATTATCTCAAGGAACAGTTTATACAGTTACCGTTGGAGCAGGTGGTGCAGGAGCTACAGCGATAGGAACTGGTAACAACGGAAATGACAGTTCAATATCAGGAACAGGAATTACTACAATAACTTCTATAGCTGGTGGCAGAGGTGGAAGACTTGGTGCTAATGGAGGAAATGGTGGTTCAGGTGGAGGTGGAAATGGCTTAGGAACTGCTAATCAAGGATTTAATGGTGGAGGTGGTTCTGGCGATACAGGTGGTGGTGGAGCGGCAGAAGCTGGAGAAACAGATGGTTCTGGTCAAGGTGGAGATGGTTTATCTTCTTCAATTACTGGTACTTCAGTTGCAAGAGCAGGTGGTGGTTCTGCAGATAGTGCAACAGCAGCAACTGGTGGCGGTGGAGCAATTATTAATGGAAATGAAGGAACTGCAGGAACAGTTAATACTGGTAGCGGAGGTGCAAGATGGGGTGGAGTTAGCACATCAGGAGCTGGTGGTTCTGGTGTAGTTATTCTTCGTATGCCAACAGCATTCTATTCAGGAACTACAACTGGTTCTCCAACAGTTACAACAGATGGTTCAGATAAAGTTATAGTATTTAACGCATCAGGAACATACACAGGATAATTTATGGCACACTTTGCAAAATTAGGAACAGGAAATATAGTTGAACAAGTAATCGTAGTATCTAATGATATTGCTACTACTGAACAAGCTGGAGTAGATTTTATTAATAAACTTTATAATACTAGAGATGTTTGGAAACAAACTTCATACAATAATAATATTAGAAAAAACTTTGCTGGTATCGGATTTCAATACGATCAAACAAGAGATGCTTTTATAGCACCTAAACCTTTTAACTCTTGGATATTAAACGAAGATACTTGTCTTTGGAATGCACCAGTTGCTATGCCAATAGATGACAATAAATATCGTTGGAACGAACAAACTTTATCTTGGGATATAGTAGAATGATCCCTTATACTAACGAAGAACTAGAATTTATTAACAAATGAGAATAATATGATTATACTAATAATAGGTTTAACAGTTGGTATATTTATTGGTTATAAATTCAACAATGAGATAAATAACATTGTAGAATCAATAAAAAATAAATTTATAAAATAATAAAATGAAACAACAAGGTTTATACGCAAACATTAATAGACGTAAAAAATTAGGAATATCCAGACCAAAATCTAAATCAACTATATCTAAAAAAGCATATAGTTTTATGAAGATGGGTTTCAAAAAAAAAAAGTAAATGGCTAATACATATAAAAGTTATTTTGTAGATTTAACTACTACAAACAAAACTCTTATTTATACTGTCCCTGCCAATACAACTGCAATAGTTAAAACAATTCAGTTAACAAATGAATCTGGTAACGTTAACGTACAAATTTATGTTACTGATACATCTGCAAGTGTTGAGTATGAAATAGCTCATATAACAATGGCAGCTAGATCTACTGAGAACTTTGCTAAAGGTAGTATAGTTTTAGAAGCTGGTGATTTAATAAAGATTCAGGCAGCAACTGCTAATACAGTTACCGGAGTTATATCAGTTTTACATGTTCAGTATTAATGGATGTTATTAGAATACCAAAAGAAAAAATAGAATCAGTTTGGATTTTAGTTAAAGAGTATATTAGAAATGCTTTAATATATTCTGGAAGTCATCACCATACTGACCATTACAAAGATTTAATAAAAGACGGTAAGTTACAACTTTGGATTATTTGGGATGAGAAAAAACCTAATGTAGATGAACAATTTAATGGACTTGTTCTCTCACAAATTATACAAAGAAGCATTAAAAAAGTCTTACATTTACCTATGGTTACAGGTAAGAATAGACAACAATGGCAAGATTTAATTGTAAAGATAGAAAATTTTGCTATAGATCAAGGATGCGATTGCATGGAATTAATTGCAAGACCAGGTTGGCAAAAGATTCTTGATAAACATAAGTACTATAGAACCCATGTAGTATTAGAAAAAAACTTAAAAACAGAGGAAAAATAATATGTCATTTCTAGGCGGCGGTGGCGGTGGATCAGGAACTACAGTTACATCAGTAAATCCTTATGCTCCAGCTCAACCAGCATTAAATCAAATTTTAGCAAACGCATCAACATTATATCAGCAAGGTGCAACGTCTCCTTATGTTGCTCCAAGTGAACAAACATTAACTGGTTTAGGAATTCAAGAATCATTAGGTACTGCTGGCGCACAACAATTAGCAAGTACATTAGCTGGTAATTATCTTAATCCATTTTTATCTCCAATAATTCAGCAAGCTGGACAAGAAGCATATGGAACAGTTGCTCAACAATTTTCTGGAGCTGGAAGAACTCCAGGTTCTCCTATGTCTCAACAACAAGTTGCAGATATTGTAGCACAAAAAGCTCTACCTTATGCTTTCCAATCTTATGGTCAAGAAAGACAAAATCAATTAGGAGTTGCTCAAGCAGTTCCAAGTTTATTTACTACTGGTCAGCAATTAGAACAATTACAAAGACAATATCAACAAGCACCATTTCAAGCATTACAACAATATGCTGGTCTTGTTTCTCCAATAGCTTCAGGATTGCCTACACAAATTAGAGATACACAATCTCAATCTAATCCATTAACATTAGGATTAGGTGGCGCATTATTAGGATCACAATTTTTACCAAGTATATTTAGTGGAGTATCTGCTGGGCAAGGTGCTGCTTATGGTGGACTTGGTGCAGCAGGTTTAGGATTATTAGGATTAATATAATATGGGTGGAGT